CAAGGAGCGTTTCCATGTCTGCGCGTTCTTCGCAGACGTCAATGAGTGGGAAGAGTCAACGAAGATCAGCTGGCGGGCTATGTTCGAGGATTCCGTCGACGTCTGGTCATTGCCGGGTGGCCGCGATCCACAGCCGGTCGCCTGGGACATGCGTAGTCACCTCGCGGAGTTCACTCAGGCGTGCGAGATGGTCCTCGGGGAGATGACCAACGACCCTCCCCTGTTCCGGCATGACGGCGATAGCTTCCTAGGCCGTCATGTCGCCAACGCGAGACGCCGCCCGAACCGTCACGGCGTGTCGATCGGCAAGGAAGCACCGCGGTCACCGAACAAAATTGACGCCTGCGTCGCTATGATCATAGCCCGGCACGCCCGCAGACTGGTCCTGGCAAATAAGAAGTTCAAGGATCGCAAGGAACAGGAAGCGAATCCGCCTAGCAAGAGAATCTGGAGCTTCAGTTGATAATCGACCAGGCAGATGTCCCGAGGATTGCCAACCAGGTTCTCAGGATGCGTACTGCGGAACAGCAGAGGCTCCGGCGTATCAGTCACTATATGCGCGGCCGCATGGATCCACCCTACGCACCACGCGGGGTCAACGCAGAGTACCGCTGGATCATGAACAAGTCCATGCGGAACTTCCTGCCTCTCATTGTGTCGGTCATCAGTCAGAACTTGCACGTCGACGGCTACAAGCCGTCCGGTATGACCACAGTCGAGACGGTCTCAGTCAATCCGTCCATCACGGAACCGGCTTGGGAAGCGTTCGAGGCCAATCGGATGGTTTCCCGGCAGCATAGTGTACACAGAGCCGTCATCGAGTACGGTGCATCGTACGTCGTTGTGCTTCCTGGCCAGATGTCCACCGCTGAGGAGCAGTCCGCGGACGTTCCGGTGATCAGGCCAGTCTCCCCGCGCCGGATGACGGCTCTGTACGGCGATGAGGTCGATGACGAGTGGCCGCAGATTGCCATCGAAGCCAGGATTGTCAAGAACGCGCAGAACCCGGCCAAGGAGCAGCTGCTCGTGTCGCTGTACGACGAGCAGGCGCGCTATACCATGATGAGCCAGCCCGGCGTGATCATCCCCGACACGATGGTCGACCTGTCGATCGCCGACGAGGATGAGCCCAACCTCTCGGGACAGCCTCCGATTGCCTTTCACGGCATGGGAGTCTGCCCGGTCGTCCGGTTCCTGTATGAGGCTGATCTAGACGGCGAGCTAGACTGCGCCGGTGAGGTCGAGCCGATCATGCCGATTCAGGACCAGATCAACTTCGACACGTTCAACTGTATGATGGCCGAGCAGTACCAGGCGTTCCGGCAGCGCTGGGTCACTGGCATGGCCCCGACCATTGACGAGGCGGGCCGGGAGCGTACTCCATTCCGTCCCGGCGTTGACCGCGTCTGGGCGGCAGAAGATGCCACGACCAAGTTCGGCGAGTTCAGCGAGGCTCAGCTGCAGCCGTACATCGACGTACGCCAGTCGGCGATCCAGCACATGGCAACGATCACCCAGGTGCCGCCGTATAGCCTCCTGGGACAGATCGCTAACCTCAGCGCGGAGGCCCTCGCCGCCGCGCGTGACGGCCTTGACCGCAAGGTCGAGGAACAGCAGGCTCTCCTGACCGACCCGTGGCGTAATGTGTTCCGGCTCACGAGCCTAGCGTCTGGGAACAAAGCAGGCTGGAACGATATCAACGGTGAGGTCGTCTGGCGCGACACGTCGGCTCGGGCTTTTGCCGCGACGATCGACGGTCTAGGCAAGGCCGCCACTATGCTGGATGTCCCGGTCGAGGAACTGTGGCGCCGGATACCAGGCGTGACCGCCGATGATGTCAACACCTGGATGCTGGCCAAGCAGCAGGAGGACGCGCAGGAGCTGGCTGATCAGGCTGTCCAGGCTGCCGCTCTGGGTGCTCAGCAGCCGGTACGTGCTGCCGTGGCTTCTGGTGCACCTATTCCGTCTGGCGGTCAGTCTGGTAGTCAGCCCGTGGCCCAGACCGTGCCTACACCTACGCAGGAGCTTCCTGTGCGGCCGCCCGTCCCGTCCCCAGCGGCCGGCGGCTAGTCATGGCCGCGCAATCCTACCGGGGCGCGATTAGGCCGCCTAGGACGGTCTACCCTAGCCCGAGTACCGGCCCAGGTCTTCCGGAGGGTCCTAATCCGCTCCGGTTCCCAGGCAAAGCGGGTCAGGTGACCGTACCTGACGCCGTATTTGCACGTTATCAGAAGGAGCAGGCTGCAGTAGGGGACCAGACTGCTCACGTTGTCGGGTATCTGTGGGGCCAGCACATGGACCCCAATAACTTCGGCTCTAGCTGGAATGATCTGGCCCCGATGATCAAGAGCATCATCGAGCGGCACTACCGCGCCTCAGCGGCTAGCGCTGTAAGCTTCTACCGCCGGATACACGTCGCCGAGAAACATGGCGTTGCCGCGGTGTCCCCCGCGCCGCTCGATGCCGGACGTCTGGCCCGGATGGCTGGCTCTATGTCAAACGGGACGTTCCGTCACCAGCTGAATAAGCAGCAGCGTGATCCGGCCGACGCCGCGCGGATAGCGGGCAATACTCTGAGTGGCGCGTCATCACGCTTCGCCCTAATGGGCGGCCGCAATACCGTCATACAGGCGGTAGCTACCGACCCGAGTGCTATCGGGTGGGAACGGGTCCTAGATGACAACCCCTGCAGCTTCTGCACCATGCACGCGGCTAATGGGCCATATACGCCGGACATGACAGATTTCCATCCGCACGACAATTGCAATTGCGTAGCCCGTCCGTTGTTCAGGGGGCAGATACCTGTCAACGCGGAGCTTGGAACAAAGTGGCGTAAGGTGACGAAAGGCAAGTCAGGTAAAGATGCCAGAATGGCATGGGAACAGTTCGGGAGGATGAACAACGATGGCAACAACGGCAACACCACCACCAGAGACAGCCTCGGGCCGGCGTCGGCTAGCGAGTCAGGGTAAGGCTCTGCCGACAGCACCAGGAGGGAGCGCGCCGCGCTTCCCGATTCCCAACGTCGCGTACCTCGACAAGGCCATCCGGGCGGTCGGACGCGCCAAGGGTGATCACTCGGTGGTTCGCCGGTACATCATCAAGCGGGCGCAGGCTCTGGGGGCGTCCAGCCACATCCCAGACAACTGGAACTCGGACGGCTCGATCAAGACGGGAGGGTCCTGATGACAGACCCAGACCAGCAAGCTAAGCCAACTGTCCCCGTTGTGGGGGAGTCATACACCTATACCCACAAGCAGGGACAGGGCTACGGCCAGATGGCTGCAGGAGGAACCATCTCGGCCGAGATGACAGAGATTGACATGACGAACGGCACGGTCGTCATAGTCGAAGACATGGACGAGAGTACGGGATGGCCGGTAGTCAGCTGGACCGACGGCGTAGGTATCGGCCGCATGACCACAGTCGACCTGGCCATTTTCGAGCAGTATTTCTTCTAGGAGGAAACATGACACTTCTATCTACCGGTCAGCTAATGCAGGCCGCAGAACAGCAGGCGCTCAACGCGGTCTTTCTCAAGGCGCAGAGCCCGGCGGTGGCCGCGACCTACATGGCCCTGTCGACTACGGCTGTGGGCTCGCTCCAGTCGACTGAGGTCACGATGGCCGGGACGACCATCAACGAGTACGCCACGGCCTCAGGCTACGCGCGCCAGTCGTACGGCCCGGTGGCAGCTACGGCCGCGTCACCGTCGCTGATCTACAATACTGCTCAGCTGACCTGGGGGCCGTTCACGGCCGCGCCGGGTACATGTTTCTGGGGCATTGCCTGTAATGCCGTTTCGGGCACAGCCGCGGCCACCATTGCGGCGTTCCTGCTAGCATCCTCGCGTACCCCGGCCATCGGCGACTCGCTCCAGGCTGCGGCCGGTACGGGCGGTGCTGGCGTCGGCTTCCTCTGCCAGGTCTAGGCCAGGTCTAAATGGCCGTCATACCGCTTAGCCTCTACGTCCCTGATCTCAAGGTTCCACGCGGGGATCCATGTAGCGCGCTCGTTGCTGTTGACACGACGTGTGGCGCTACACCGGCTAGCAAGTACCTACGTCAATGCGGAACCGTCTCGCATTCCCGGCTCATATGGCTCTGCCCGGTGCACGCCGCTCTGGCAGTATCGGGCGGAGCTATATGCAAGATGTGCGCGCTACGGCTCGGCGTCACGCCGGTTACGCTTCACAGGCTGACGGAGCCACTTAGGATTGCCTAATGGCGAATGACCCGCTTCTGATATCCTGGGCGACTAGCAACAAGTCGGCAGGCGGATCAGTCACGGGCGTTTTCGCGCGCCAGCCAGCAGTCGGCAATCTTCTGGTAGCGGTCATCATGTGTGGTACGACCGCTACCGTTGCGTATTCGACAGCTCAGCAATCCGGCACTACGGGATGGAGCAATCTATTCGACCAGGGAAACAATCCTGCCGGCAATAGTTTTTGCGGAGTATCAGCATGGACTAAGATTGCCGGGGCAAGCGAGCCTGCTCCGGTCTTCACCCTCAATATTGGAACAACGGGTCGGATCAGCACAGTCACCATATTCGAGGTGTATAACCCGAATAGCACTCCGCTTGATGTGTCAGGTTTTGTTTCTAATGGTAGCTCGTCGGTCAACGTGGCGACTATTGCGCCTGCCACTACAGCTAACCCGTCTTCGCCGGGTGGTCTTGCCATATCGGGCCTCCAGACTGTTCTAGCGGCTGCGGCCACAGTCACATTCACAAAAGGCTCGCAGACATATCAGACTGCGTATCAGGACGCAACGACTTCCCAGCAGCCGCATAGCATCATCAACTACTACAACCACCAGCAGCTGTCTACATCTCGGGTGTTTACCGACTCTATTGTGCAGGCTGCGTCAGTTTCTCAGTGGTACGCTGGGTTCGCTATTGTAATCAAGGGCGGTACAGCTACTAGGCCGCCTGGCACTATTGCTCCGTCTGGTCCGCTCTGGACTCAGTACAGTAACTCGGCACAGACGACGCTTCCGGTCTTCACTATGATTCCCGGTGACCTGTTCGTCTTCCTGCCCAAGGTCGGAAACAACGCGGTCAATGTCAGCAGTATAACTGACACCAATGGTCTACTCACCGGATGGACCAGGATAGCCGGTCCGTTTGCAGACACGAACGGTACGTCGCACACACAGGAAATATGGATAGCCACAGTTGTGGCAGCAGGGACGACTACTCTTAACATTACGTACTCGGCTGCTATTGGCACATTCTTCGTGGAGGCAGACGCCCAGGAATTCTCGATTGGATGGGGAACCTGGACAACATGGGCCGTAGACACAGGCAAGACCGCGACTCTGAATCAGGCTACAGCTAGCAACACAGTCACCTTTCCTTCATTGACCCCGACCGACGCGCGGGGAGAGCTTCTTGTAGGACGCGGTCGTGTACCAGCGGCCGGCAACTGGACTAACGCTATCCCTACGGCTAACCTTGCTGAGGTCAGCCCCAACGCAGACTTCAACCCGATCGTTTATGCCACCGGCGTCACGTCCGCCATCGCCCTGGGTATAACGAACTCCAACTCTGACCCGTACTACCTGATCGAAGCTCTCGTACGGCAGGCTACGACATTCCCGCTCGCGGGTAGCTCGGCTAACTCAAGCTCAGCGAACGCGTCAATCAATGATCAGGGTGTCATAACCGGGTCTGCGCCATCTATCAGTCATGCGTCTGGTACCATATCCGGCACTCTTGCCTTCAGCGGCTCTTCATCCTCAGTTTCTGCTGCCAACGGTACGGTTGTTCTAATAGCTGCAATCTATGGCTCAGCCGTGTCTGTGTCTTCGGCATCCGGTGCTATATCGCGTACGAGCCAATTGTCAGGATCGTCTGCTTCTGTTTCATCCGCGTCCGGTACGGTATCAGCTACTCTCGCTATCAACGGCTCTTCTGCGTCGGTATCTACCGCGTCTGGTGCTATATCACGTACGAGTCCATTGACAGGGTCGTCTGCGTCGGTATCGGCCGCGTCCGGTACGGTATCAGCGGTTCTGACCATCAACGGATCTGCTGCGTCGGTATCGGCCGCGTCAGGTACGATATCACGTATTGGTCTTCTGGCCGGATCATCTGCGTCGGTATCTACTGCTTCGGGCGCGATAGTTGCTATCCTGGCCGTCAACGGCTCGTCCGCGTCGGTATCGGCGGCCACCGGTACTATGGGCGCACCATTGGTCGCCGGTTCGTCCAGCTCTGTATCAGCTGCGACAGGCACAGTCGTCGCTCTGCTTGCTACATCTGGTAGTTCCTCGACGGTTAGCTCGGCTTCAGGCTCGATTACAGAGCAAGGCATGCTGAGCGGCTCCGCAATCAGCGTCTCGGCTGCTCACGGCACGGTAGTCGCCATTGATACCGTATCGGCTACGTCGGTCACACCATCTTCCGCGTCCGGTACCCTCAGCACAGCAGGTGGTATCAGCGGCTCGTCTGCCACAGCATCGTCGGCGACCGGCACGGTCATAGCTAACCTAGTCATATCGGCGACGTCGGCGTCGGCAAGCGTTGCAAACGGAAACATATTCATAGCCGGTGGTGCTCAGACTTATGTCCTAGCCGGTCAGTCAACTACGCTCTCGGCCGCGTCCGGTGCGGTAGTAGCCGTCGAGGCTGTATCCGGCGTATCGGCCACGACGTCTGCGGCTAACGGTTCTGTCACGCAACGCGGGGTCTTGTCCGGTAGCTCGGCAACCGTGTCGAATGCGTCCGGCGCAGTAGTCAGCAATATGGCCGTGGCTGGTAGTTCTGTCACTCTGTCCAGCGCTACGGGCAGTATTGGCGGCGGCGCTCCAATCACCGGCTCCGCGTCGGCCGTCTCGATCGCGGCCGGTACGGTTACCCTGACCGGAGCGCTCTCAGGGTCGGCTAGTAGCGCGTCTAGCGCGTCCGGTTCGCTCACGGGCGCGCTCGGTATCGCTGGCGTGTCGGTTACCGTCTCGTCAGCGTTCGGAACAATGGTCGGCTCCGGTCTGCTATCCGGCTCGTCTATTACCAGAAGCTCGGCGTCTGGATGGCTTCCTGCCAGGATGGTCATATCCGGCGTATCGGTGACCGTCTCTGGCGGCGACGGGGAAATCCTGCCTCCGTTTGTCTCAGGAGCGCTTCCACCAGACGTCACGGCTATCGTTGAAGTGGTATCAGCACCAGCGGTGGCAGTCTATACTGACAGCATTACGGCTAGCGTAACGAACTCCATACCTGACGCCGTTGTGTCTACAGACGCGGGGAAGGCAACGGTGTTCACAGATAGCGTACAGGCGCAGGTGACATGATTATAGGTGGAGGCAAATAATGGATATGACATC